GCCCGCATGGCATCCGATCTATTTATACCGGGGGCCCGCCCTGCAACCTCTTTCCAGGCCAGTCCATCCGCATAACGCAATGTGAAAACTTGCCGGGTAAAGTCATCTTTGATACCTGCTATAAAGCCCTCCAGCTCCGCAAGCTGGGCCTTACAGCGCCGCCGTTGGCCCTCTATGATTTCCCATACCTCCTGGACCTTTTCCGGCCAGTGTGCGGCCTCATATTCCCACTCCAGCTTGCGGAGCTGCTTGTCGTGCATCTTGATTTCACTCCGCAGGGGGCGGAGCTGTTCAAGGTCTAACATCGTCATAGCATTCCCTCCCGTTTATCTTCCAACAGACAGCGCAGGCGCAGCTCTGCCCGCTCCAGTACAGCGCCCCCCGCTTGCCTACGTGTGCGGCCCTCGTAGTAATACGCCTTGACGGCCAGCCGCTCCTCCACGGAAAGCTGTTCCAGGGCCTCCCTAACAGCCTTGCGGGTGTAGTCCCGTGATATGGTGTCCTCCACGGCCTGGAGGGCCTGGGCCGCTTTAGGGTCCGGGATAAAGTCCCCGAAAGCGCCGCTGTCCTCATCGTTCTCCTTGAGCCTTGCGTCCATGCTTTTGGCGTTGTTCAGCGGGTCTTTTCTTTGGCGAGCCAGCCGAAAGCCCGTAGTTTCCGAAAAGTACGATTTTAGGCGCATTCCCAGCATTGTGATGAATTTGCACCCAGCCGCCGGGTCATACCGCTCCACGGCATCCACAAGGGCAAAATAACCGCTGTTGTAGAGGTCGCCAAACTCCACCCCGGCAAGGGCCGCTTTATCCGGCCCCATAGCATGGAGAAGCCGGTTAGCTTGAAGGGCCACAAAGCGCTCCACCTGCTCCCACAGCTCCGGGAGCTTGTCCCGCTCCCCGGCTTGTATCAGCGCCACAAGCTCCTCATTTGTCATGGTGCAAGCCTCCTTTTTCCGCTGGAAAAATCACGCCCTTTTGAGCGGTCCTATATACTTTCATACTCCCGGCCCGTGAGCGCCTGTCAGGGTGCCTTAAAATGGCGGGGGCGGGCAGCTTGTCCACCCGCCCCCTCTATGGCATCACTCGAAAGCTCCACCAATGTTAGGTTTTATAAGGTAGTCAGGGGCCTGGGAAAACATGATTTTTATTGACCACTTTCCCCGGCCCGCTTTTTAAGGGTAAAGCGTTATTTTCCGTTATGCGTGCACCCCCTCAGCGGCGGTGACCAGGGCCTCAGTAAAGCCGTCAGTGAGCTCCCGGATAACACCGTCAATATCCGTGGTGCCCTCAATTTTGTTGGTCATCCCAGTGAGGTCAATCTTGACCTCCGCTGTAGTAAAGCGGTTGATAGCATCCCGCTCCGCAATGTCCCGCAGGTATTCCAGCTCCTCACCGCTGATTTCCAGGGATTTGGCCATACTGCCAGTGTTACCCGCAATATCAGACACATCACCGCCCAGGCCGTCCATGGCAAAGCTGTCCGTGCCGGGAGGATAAGCCCCGCCATACTTCTCCATGAGGTCATCCATACTGCCGGGGGTGTAACTCATGCTGTCAAAAAATCCGCCCACCTTGTCCGCTATGCCATCGCCCCAGGCCGCTCCCGCCTGGAAAGCGTCCGCCGCCCAGTTGTCGGACCAGGCGCTCCCCCATGCGTCCCCGATGCTCTCATATTCCTTGACGCTGCCATAGGCCTCAGCAGATTTTGCGGCAAACTCATCCGCCTGGGCGCTGATGCCGGAATAGTCGAACTCCACAAAGGGCAGCTTATTGAGGGCCGCACAAATGCCCTCCACTACCGTCAAGGCGGTGGACAGCAGGCCGAAAAACCACCCCTGCACATTGGCGATGACGTTGTGGAAAGCTGTGCCGATATTGGAGCAAGCGGCAAAGACAGCGGCCACAGCGCCAGATATGACGTTGTAAAGGAATTGTCCCGCCACACTGAGCACGCCCATGAATGTGCCGAAAACAGATGTGCTCTTTGCCCCGAAAATGTCAAGGTATCGGATGACACCCACCACGGCGGCAATGAGGGCAATCACCCCAATTACCACCCATGTGACGGGACAGGCCAGCAGAGCGGCGTTGAGCCCAATTTGTGCGCCCGTGGCGGTATTTGTTGCCGCCGCCTCCGCAAGTGAGGCCCCGGCCTTTATGGCGGAATGGGCAGCGGCCACGGTTTTCAATCCGTTGGAAACGGCCTCCAGGGCATTGTTGACCATCTGAGCCCCGTTGACCGCCAGCAGCACGGTGCCATAGGCCCCCAGCGCCGCCACAATGCCCCAGACAATGGGCTCTATCCAGCTCCAGTTGTCGGACACAGCGGAGCCAAACGCCACAGCGCCGCCCACCAAATTGGTGAGCAATGTGATGCCAAAGCCCAGCACCGTAGCCAGGCCCATGGCGGCGGTGTTGATTTGCGGGAGGCTGTTCTGGACGGTCTGCACAAGGTCCAGCACCGCCGGATAGATACCGGCCCCCACATTCTCATGGATGTCCCCAAGGGCGTTGTTGAGCTGAGTGATGAGCCCCGTGGGCGTGCCGCTCATGGCCTCATACATCCCAGACCACCCCTCGTTAATGACGCTCTGGATGACGGCGGCGGCCTGCATATCGGAGCTCAAGCTGAGGTATTCCGCCCCCAGCCCCGCAATGATTTGCTGCTCCGTTGCGGTGCCGTCAATGATGGCTTTCTGAGTATCAGTAAACTCAAAGCCCCGGTCTTTCATGGCGTCAAAGGAGCCGGACATGATTTTGCCCAGGTTGGTGGCGTAGTCCACCATGGCGGATGCGTCTACCGCCTGCCCATTGGACATACCGGCGGCGTAGTTGGTGAGAGTGTCCATCATGGACAGGACGGCCTCAGTATCGGAGAAATAGGTGGCCAGCTCCGCCGCCCCCGCAATCATGGCCTCATCCCCGAACATCCCCCGGCTCTGGATGCCCGCCGCCTTTTGGGTGATGGCGTCATAGGCGCTCATGGCGTTGGAGGTGTCCACTTGGAGCTCCAACGGGTTGCCGATGATACCGGCGGCGAAAGCACCATAATTGCCCTCCGCCTCAGCGGTGTTGAGTGTCAGGGTGCTCTCCAGGGCCGTGCCGGTGATGGCGTCCTCCATACCGGCGTAAACGTCCGTAGCGCCCATATTGTCCAGCACCGTGCGGAGCTGCACCTGGGCCCCAATTTGGGTGTCAGCGGCCTCCATGGAGCCGGTAGCAAAGCCCTTGAGGGCGGATATGCTCATGTAGGTGGCGGCAAGGGAGGCGGCCTTGCTCAACAGCCCATCCATGGCGGATGCGCCTTGATTGACGCCATTGTTCAGCCGCTCCTCCTGTTCCGCCGCCTGCCGAAAATAGTCCTCCATGGCCTTGACCTCCGCCCCAGCCTCCGCCAGCCCTGCCCGTGCCGCCTCAATGTTGGCCACGTCAAGGGCGGAGCCGGAGGCTCGCTGGACCTGCTCAAAGGCGTCCAGGGTAGTATTGAGGCCGTTGACGATTTTAGACAGCACCCGGCTCATGCCATCATCCAGGGCCATTTGAGATTTTATCGTAGCCATTAGCGCACACCTCTTTTCGCCTTGTCCCGCCGTTCCAGCTCCGCCTCCAGGCACAGGCCGTATAAATCCTCATAGGGGGTCTTGGCTTTCTTATTGGCCAGCTTTGACCGCTCCCGGTTGAGCCGGTGGAGCGGGAGGCGGATGACTTTCCGCACAATGCCTTTCAAAAGCTCATAGCCGGGGCTGTCCTTATTCAGCAGGAACACCCCGCCATCCGTGATGCGGCAATATTCCGTATAAGCCGGAATATCCGGGTCCGGGGTGTATTCGATTTCCGGGATAAAGGGGATATATGAGAACTTGACAGCGGCCAGCTTGCCGGGGATGATGACCTCAATATTTCTGTTGAGCTCAGACATTGAAAGCCCCCCTTAACAGCTTTTTCAGCTTGTCCTCAATGATGGCCGGAGCCCGTCCCCTCAGTTGTTGCTCCGATATGGTAAGGAAGTATTTTCCCTCGACCCAGCCGCCGCCGGGCGTGCGGTGCCCAAACTCCACATAGCTGGCATAATGGACGGGGTTGATGACCTCCACAATGTAAGTGCTGCCCTGCTTGGAAATGGGCAGGGCCTGGGCGTAGGCTTGGGCGTTGCTGTCCCCGCCACGGCCGGCGGCCTCCTGCTCCGTCCGGGCCGTCCAGCCCCGGCGCAGGGTGCCGCCCTTTTTGCCGCTGGCTTTGGAGTATTTCCCCACAGGGGTGGCCGGTATCACCAGGGACAGCAGACGGGCGGCCAGCTCCTTGGACGTGTCCCGGCAGAACTTGTCAAGGTCCATGCGCTGGAGCTTGGCCAGATTGTCCCGCAGCTTGATGAGCTGCCGATAGTCACAGCGCCCCCATTTCTTTGGCATTACAGCGGCCCTCCATCAGAGCCACACAAAACCGGCGTCAGAATCGGCGGGGCTCACGGAGCCGATCTGGTGACGGGCCTGGTAAATCTGGTCATACTTAAAATCGGCGCTGTCATAGACAAAGGCCTTGTCGCTGCCCAGGGTTTCAATGGACCCCGCCAGCTCCACGATACGCTCCTCAGCGGCCACCTCATCATAGCAGTCCAGGCCATAGCCGCCATAGACGGGGAACTCACCGATTTCACAGGCGGAAGTGTGCTCTTTCTTGCGGATGAAAAGCCGCTCGGCCAGCATCTCCGCCTCCCCAAACAGGGCGGTATATGTGTCCGCCTTGTCCAGAACAGCGCCCAGCGCCGTGGGGAAAGCGGAGCGGGTCATGTACTCGTTTTCCAGGTGCATCTGCTGGAGCACCGCCCGCTCAAAAAGGTGCATCTGCTCCCAGTCGTTGAAAAAGGGCTTGAGGATGGCAAAGGCGGTCTGGTCCGTCAAGCTGTCCCCCTCCAGGGCCAGGAAAGTCAAGGCGTTGCTGATTTGCTGCTGGTAGTCCGCCGGTTTGACAAAGGCCCGCACCTCCTCCGGCATGGCGGCCAGCTTGGCCTCGGAGATGTGCTTTTTCACCTCGGCGTTATACATCTTGTCCAGGTCATTGGCCTGGAGCACCATGCCGTTGATTTGCTCTTGCAGCCGCTTGGCCGCCGCCGATGGGCTGTGCACTTTTAGCAGCTCCGTGGCAATGGAGGGGTCCGTCACCAGCTCCGTGGTTTCTTTCAAGAGCTTTTCATTGATGACCCGGTGCCGCTTGACAGCGTTCTCAATGTTTTCCTTGATTTTGATTTCCATGGTTAAAATCTCCTTTTCTTGTGTCGTTTTTTAGCTAAAAGGCCCAGGCACAGCCCGCTCGGGAGCTTTACCGCCTCCGTCAGTATGGGCAGAGTGGAGCTCCAGAGGTGAGCGGGCCTTGCCTGGGTCCTGGGTGCTTGCGGTCAGGAGGGCCCCGGTGAAAAGAGACAAAAGCCCAGGGCCCTCCCGGCCTATCGGAAAAGGAGGCTCACAGGGCAATACCACCGCCCAGCGGCGGGGGCTGGATGCCGCCCGCCTAAAAGCTAATATTAGTGGGTGCCACAAAAAGCAAAAAGGCGGGAGGGCCGTCAAGCTCTCCCGCCGTATGTAGAATTTAATTCTATTCGTCTTGTCTACCCAGTCCCATGGCCAGCATGGACTCCAATGGCACCAAAACGGGGTAAAATCCCGCAGGGACGCAAGTAAATCCCTTATCGCTGGAGCGTCTGGCGCTTTGCAGCAGAGCGCCCTTGATAGTGGAGAATATGTAGCGTTTCATGGCCTCTGTATCATGGGGGTCCTCCGCCCGGTTGACGGCCTCCAGCACTGCAAGGGCTGCATCCTGCCGTGCGTCCTCCTGATCTGTGCCGGATGCGTACATCAGCCGCCGCATGGCACAGCAAACCTTGTGAATGTCCTCCAGGTAGCTCAGCAAAATGGCGTTGCGTTCCTCTACAGTCAGGCCGTTGCGAATGGTGGGGAAGCCCAGTTCCTCCGGGGTGCATTGGAACAGCTCCACAAGGGCCGCAATAGTCTTTGAGGATGGTACGCTCTTGCCATTTTCCCAGTCGGTGACGGTGTGCCTGTTAAGGCCCAGGGCCGCCGCCAGAGCCGCAACGGACAACCCGGCGGCAAGGCGTTTTTCCCGCAGCTTGCTGTGGTCCGTGCCCATTCGGTTACGCTTGAACCTCTGCCGCCCGTTGGGGAGGCTGTCCGGCATGGGCGGAATCTCCAGCCCACGCTCTTGGAAGAACGCCGCCACACGGGGCCACGTTTGAGCGGAGGGGACCTTCTCCCCGTGCTCCCAGGCGTTCACCGTACTGCTGCCCACGCCCAGCTCCGCCGCCAGCTTTGCTTGCGACAGGCCCAGGGCCTCCCGGTTTTTCTTTATCCAGTTTTCCATAATATTCCTTTCCGCACCCTGCCGCCCGGCGCAAAAAGGGCGCAAGGGTGCCTTGTTTAGCTGACCTGGTTTTTCTTCCGCCGCTCAGAGGTTGCAGCCTCTGGGTGGTGGTTTGGTTGTTCATCTGTTCTCTATGGCCTCCTTTCTGTGTAGTGTATAAGTGGGTCAGTTGGTTCACCCCTGGGAAAGCCCGTATTTGGAGATTTAGGACATTTAGGAGATTTTGGGTAAATACGCTTATTTTCCTAATCTTCCTAATTTTCCAATTTCAACGCTCCATTGTCATAATACACTTAACCCACTTGTACCGCTCTGGGCCGGATTTTTGATAGGTAAGCGATAAAGGGCATAGCCGTCTTTTATACGCTTGGTGATACGCTTATCCTCCCGTGCCAGCCCTGCTAAAACCCGCCCGGTTTGACGGCTTGTGATGTTCTCACCATAGAGAAACAGCTTGGTAAACTGAGCGGCGCTGAACTCCTTCCAGGCTTCAACGGGTAAGTCAAAGTCCAGCGCCTGCCGGATTTCCTCCTCACCGGGCAAGGCCTCCTGATACTGCTGGTTGAGCTGGTTGAGGTGTTCCCGCTCCGTCCGGGACAGGCGGAACCCCTGCGGGCTCTCCCACCACCACAGATAGACCTCCGCCCAGAGCTGGACGAACCACTCAGGGGGGAGCCTGTTGAGCTCATCCGTGTCCATATCCTCCACGGGCACCACCCAAAACCGGCGGGCCCCGGTTTCATCCCGCAAAAATGCCTCCTGATTAACCGTAGCGCCGAAAGAGGTACGCCGGGGCCTGTCCGTGGCCTCTCTGGCATACGGGGCCCGGATGCGGTCCATCTTTTGGGTGATGAACGCCTTGAGGCTGGCCTGTTCTTTCTTCAAAGTGCTCTCCAGCTCCCCCAGCTCCGCAATCCAAACGCCCACGGCCTGGATGATATAGTCCTTGTTTTTCATGTCCAGGGTCACGCCCTCCGCCAGCCAGTCAGACCGCACCGCCAGCTTGCGGAAAAGCGTGGTTTTGCCAATGCCTTGCGGCCCCTGGATGACAAGCACGCCCTCGGCGGCCTCCTGATAATTGGCGCTGTTGTGGGCCAGGGCAATACACTGTATCAGCCATTTCCGAAAGAGCAGGGCGTAAAAGCTGCCGGGGTCAATGCGCAGGATGTCCAGTAGCTTGGGGAACCGGCGCACCCGGTCCCATGCGGTGGTGTGGAGCATATCCAGCACGGGGTTATAGCGGTACTTGTCCGCCAGGTTGGTCAGGCAATCCACGATGGAAGTACGGTTGACGCCCTTGATACCGATGACCCGGAGCCGGTCCGCCAGCATGGTGGGCAGAGTGTTGACGGCCTCCTCCGTGGAGTATGTAGCGGGCATTCCGGTAATATCGGCCCTGCCGGTGATGAGATTGCGCCGGATTTGGACGCCGAACGCCTTGAGGGCAAGCTCCATGATGTCCTCCGACAACACCTCACCCTCATGCTGGGCCAGCTTTAGGGCGTTTTCCTGGTCCACGATTTCCTGGAAGTCCTCCACGGCAGACACCCGCTCCTGGGCCATGAGCGCTGCCACGGCCTCATCCTCACGGGCCAGCTTGACCATGGCCGCATAGCTGGGCAGACGGTTTCCCCTTGCCCCCTCCGGGGCCCCGTCATCCAGGTCAGAAAACTTGTGGAGCCGCACCAGGTCAAAGGAATTGACCAGCTTGCCCCCGGCGGGGTCCGTGGCGTGGTTGGAATAGAGGAACTTGCCGCCATCGTACAGTACAGCACCGCCCCAGGTACTGCCCCCGGTGAATGTGTAGCGGTCCGCTGTGGCCGTTTCCTCATAGATGCCGGGCAAATACTTGTCCATGGCGGCGGGCACGTTGTAAGCCCTGCAAAACGCCCCTACAACGCCCTCCTTGCTCTCCGGGTCCTGCTGCTTGGCTTTCTTGAGTGCCTTGTCCATGTCCCGCTGCTCATTGGGGAAAGCGGGCCAGGTGGTGGGGTCCTGCCAGGTGGGGAGCTGCTGGGCCAGCAGGGCGGCGACGTCCAACAGGCCTGAGCCGTCCTGCTCATACCATACCGGGGCCACGTCCTGACAGTGAGCGGGCCAGTACATCATCCGCTCCGCTTGGGCGGTGGTGGGGTCAAACCAGGTCATTTCCTGCTGGATGCACCGGCACAGCAGACGGGCAACAGGCGGGTATTGCTCCGCTGGGATGTCTGCCCCAAAGGGGAATACCACCCGGAGCCGGGGAGCCTGGGGGCAATGCTTGGCGGTGGAATAGACACAGCAGCACAGACCCAGGGCCGCCACCCGGCGGATGAGCTCATCCGTGCCGCCCGCCGGGAGGTTGTCGGCATCCAGGACGGCGGCGCAACGGGACAGCACAGCCCCCGACTTGCGCCGTCCGCCCTCCAGCTCTCCCAGCACAAACCCGCCAATGTCTTTGAGGTCATCCTGCTGGGCTTTGGGGAGGGCCTTGTAGGCCTCAATGGTGTGGGGGATAGTCTGGGACACCCTGAGCCGGTCAATAAGCTCGTGGAGGCTCATGGGGGCCGCCTGGTACACCCTCGCCTTGCGGTTGGTGGTGACATAGACGGCCAGGAAGCGGTTGATGGTCATCCCTCCAGCTCCTTCCAAGCCAGGGCGTCCAGGTCCACGGTGAGTGTCACCTTGTCCGGGGTGCCAATCTCCAGCACCTTGTAACCCTTCTTTTCGCAGATGTGGGTGATGACCTCATTGCTGGACAGGCCGCAGATCATGGCCGCCTGGAGCTGCTGCTTGCTCAGGGTGACGTTCTCCGCCAGGGGGATGTCTGCCGGGGAGCGCTTGTCATAGACGATGACGGGGAAACGCCGCACGGGGATTTCAATGATGCTTTTCATGTTACATAGCCTCCATTCTGTTTCTGTTCTGCTCCTGGGCCCGGACCCACTCCGCCAGGCCAGCACGGGAGATGCGGACCCGCTTGCCAATGCGCACGGTGGGAAAATCCGCCCGATGGATAAGGTTATAGGCGCTCTTGGTGCAGATGCCCAGCTCCTTGGCCGCCTCCGCCACGCTCAGGGTCAAGCGGCCATCCGGGCTGATGTGGGCCCCCGGCGGTGTCGGAGGGGACGGGACGATTTCCGACAGGGAGAAAGACACATATCCCTTGTCGATGAGGTCCCGTCCGGGGTCATCACTCTCAATGATGAACACTTGGCCGGTGGATAACTCAACTTTCCATTTCCGCATGATTAGACCTCCTCCTTGATGATATTGGGGCCCAAAACCTGGGCCAGCTTGTGGGCTGTGGCCTCGTTACAGCTCTTGCCGCTTTTGACTGCGGTGATGGTCACCCGGCTCACGCCGGACAGCTCCGCCAGCCGCTTTTGGTTGATGTCCCGCCGGGCCATTTCCGCCGCAAAGGCTACTCGGTCAATCCTCACCTGGTTCACCTCCTCAAAACTTAAGTGCAAACTTACAATAACATAAGCTAAGGCTTTTGTCAACGATATTTTTTAAGTTTTGGCTTTTATTTTTGCTTGCTTTTTTGTTTTCATTGTGCTATGCTAATTTTGGAGGTGATTGCATGACCACAGGCCAGCGCATAAAAGCGGCCAGGAAAAAAGCAGGGATGACACAAGCTGACCTTGCTAAAAAACTTGGTATCTCATATGTAAACATCAGCCAATTAGAAAAAGACCAACGGAGCCCCAAACTTGAAACGCTCCAGCGCATAGCCGCCGCTCTGGGCACATCAATATCTAATCTTTTGCCCCCAGATAATTACTGGGAAGATGAGGATGGGGTGGGCCATACTGAGCCCCAGGTGGTAGAACATGAGGGGCCTCTGCAAAGGGCGGAGGTTGTGGAACACAGCGCCACCCCGGAGGAGTTGGATGCGTTGCTGGAAAAGCTCCAGGACGGTGAGCCCCTGCTACTCAGCCCGGATGAGTTGGCCAAACTAAAAGCCACCTCAAAAGAGCAGGTTGCCGCTGCCTTGGATAAATTACCGTCATCTATACCAGCGGCGCACGGCGCTGGGCACGCTTTCTACTGCCATCCCTCCTTGCATCCAGAATTAGAAGCTCTATTCCAAAAAAGCCAAGACGGCACTATCACGGCGGATGAATTGGCGCAGCGGGATGTGTTGATGGCCATCGTTCGGAATCTTGAGGGGTATGACCCATCACAGCATGAATTTTTTGAAAATTTACGCAATTATAGGGACGCTGTTGGCCTGTCCAGAAATAAATTGGCAGATAAAACAGGCATTTCAGCCGCAAAAATTAGAGACTATGAGGACCGTAGCAAAGTAGCTTTTGTTACAGATTCAGACCTGCAAAAGCTTGCCCACTTTTTTTGTGTGGACCCAATTAAATTCAAGGGCCGTTCCGTGACACAAGAGTGGATGACAGATACACATTCCCAAAATTGCTTGCGGCGAGTAAATGATGTTTGGGGAAAACTCAACACTTTAGGCCATGAGAAGTTGGCGGAGCGTGCTGAGGAATTAGTGGAGATACCTCGCTATCAGGCCCCAGAGCCCCCACAGGACACGCCAGCGCCGCAGGAGGGTACAGATACCACCCCGCCCGCAGATGGCCCAGAGGGCCGCATAACGTCCATTACCACATTTTGTCCGATTTGCGGAATGATGCTGAGGGGTGACCCTTCAACTGGCAAGGCCTATTGCCGTAGTTGTAACCGCACATTCCCCCTTCCGGCCTCTCGCTCACGCAATAAATAAGCCTCAAAAAATGCCCAGGCCTGTTAAATCAGCGGAATAAAATCGACCATGGGCAACAAAAAGGCCGCTCCACATGGGAGCGGCACGCAACCGCATATAATAGCAGCAGGAAAACAAGGAGGCATATATGGAATTACTAATCAGATTGACGTGGGACCCGGAGGCCCAGGTGTGGACCGCTGAGAGTGACGATGTTCCCGGCCTGGTGCTGGAATCCGGCTCTTTTGACGCCCTCATTGAGCGGGTGCGTTTTGCGGTCCCTGAGCTGCTGGAGCTCAATGGCGCTGTTCCGGCCCCCGTCCAGCTCCGCATGGTGTCGGAGCGCTGTGAGAGGATTGCAATGTAATGGCCGAATATGAGAAAGAGGTCCGGGCGGAGCTGTCCAAACACGGTTGCACTTTTGTCCGCCACGGCAAGGGGGACCATGATATTTGGTACAGCCCTATCACTGGGCAGCACTTTACCGTGGATGGGAAAATCAAATCCCGCCACACCGCCAACGCCATCATGAAACAAAGCGGCCTTGCCCGCCGTTTTCGTTGAAACAAAAAGAACCGCCCAGGGGCTGCAACCCCTGAGCGGCGAGATGCACAAAAATACCAGGTCAGCTAAACAAGGCACCCTTGCGCCCTCTCAGTGTATCACAGGAGGGCCGTGGTGTCAACCAGCAGAAAGGAGCACATCATGGCGAAAAGAGCCGCCCCCGGCTGTGGGGGCATCCACAAGCGCACACATACCAGGAACGGAAAGCAGTACACCTATTGGGAGGCCCGTATCACCACAGGCCGGGACCCGCTCACTGGTAAACAAGTACAGCGGACCTTTTCCGGCAAGACCCAAAAGGAAGTCCGGGAGAAGATGCAGGCCGTAGCCGTGGAGGTCAACCGGGGCACCTACACCCCGCCCTGCAAGATGACCGTGGGGGAATGGCTGGACATTTGGCAAAAGGACTATTTGGGCGGTGTCAAGCCCGCCACGGTTTCCTCCTATGAGTACTGTATCCGCTTGCATATCAAGCCCGCCCTGGGAGCCGCCCGCTTGGACCGCATCCACCCGCACACGATACAGGGTTTTATCAACGCCTTGGAGCTGGCTCCGCAGACGGTCCGCCACATTTGGATGGTCCTGCACACGGCTCTTGAAAAGGCGGTTGACTTGGAATATATCCCCAAAAATCCGGCTGACAAGTGCGTGCTGCCGAAAATGGACCGGGTGGAGATAAAGCCCCTGGACGATGGGAAAGCCGCCGCCTTGCTGACCGCCGCAAATGGTACGGATCTGGAGCACCTTGTGGCCGTGGCCCTGTTCACGGGTATGCGCCTGTCGGAGCTGCTGGGCCTCACCTGGGACAGCGTGGACGTGGAGCGGGGTACGATAACCGTTGACAAGCAGCTTGCCCGTCCCGAACACAGAGCCGCCGGGCTTTTTATCTCCCCAAAGAGCGGCAAGGCCAGGACGCTCACTCCGGCCCCGTCCGTCATGCTGGAGCTCAAGGCCCAGCGCCGCCGCCAGTATGAAATGCAGTTACAGGTGGGCCCTGAGTGGGATAACGTCCACGGCCTTGTGTTCACCAGCGCCACAGGCGGGCCGCTCAAGCAGAAAAGCGTAAGGTATCATTTTACAAGACTGACAGCCGCCGCCGGTCTGGAGGGGGTGCGCTTTCACGATTTGCGCCACACATATGCCGTGAACGCCATCCGGGCGGGGGATGATATAAAGACGGTGCAAAGCAATCTGGGCCACGCTACAGCCGCCTTTACGCTGGACCGTTATGCCCATTTCACGGAAAGTATGAGACAGGACAGCGCCGCCCGTATGGAGGGCTTTATTAAAACCGTGCTGGAGCGGTAGCAAAGCGGAAATAAGCGGAAAAGGGCCGGGAGCAGGAAAACAAAAGCCGTCCTGACCCTTGTGCTGTAATGGTTTCCGCCTGTTTTGTCAACTCGTTTTGCTTATCGTTGACATAGAGAAAGTACATATTTTGTAAATAAAATTAGTGAAAAATAGGAAAGTATCATCTGATTTTTTATATATTTGTATGGTATAGAAATGTGTGGGCAATGATGGAAATAGGCAAAAGCGGGAAAGTAAGAGAAAAAGCAAACAGTAAAAAATTGGAGAAAGAGTGAAAGCGAGCGGAAAATAAGCCGGGAATATAGGCCACAAAAAAAGCCGCCCCCCAGCATAGGGAGCGGCGGGTTTCAGTATGATAGATTATTCCAGGCCAATGGTATAATAGACGGTCCCGGTATAGGTTCCAGGTTGAAAAGACGCATCCCCATAAGGGACGGCGGCCTCAAAGCGGATGCTGTCCCAGTCATGCGGTGAGAGTTCCCCCGGTCTGAATGACGCAATAACCGGGTTTGTACCCAGGGCGGCGCTTGAAATAGCCCCCTTGAGGCGGAATATGTTGCACAGCACCCAATTCTCACTGGCCTTGTCCCCGTTCAGAAAGAGGTAAAAGCTGCCGTCATTCTCAAAAGTCTCAGCGCCGTTGATGCGCACAACCAGCTCTTTATCTTCCGGGATGGTCATTTCAGAGGCGGTAATTTGAAAGCTGGTGTTACCGTTTGTGAGTGTAAAGTTGGCCGGTATGTTGACCTTGTAGGAGTAGGAGGGCCCATCGTCCCCGGTGCTTGGCTGAGGAAATTCCAGCACAATGTCTGTGCTGCCGGTGGTTTCATTGGCCGCAAAGGCGACTTGTGGGAAAAGGCAAAACGTGGCAACGGCCAAACTCAAAAGCAGACTGATTTTCTTTTTCATGGTATGACCTCCAATGTAAAAAGTGTATTGGCCCCGTTGACCTCTGACAGCTCCCCCTCATCGTCAACATTCCAGCATGAATATTTAAGCAGGGTGTTTTCATAGACGCCAACAGTAGGAGCGGCACGGAGGCGCAAGCAATCAATGACGGCTCCAGGGGCCACCATCCCTGATTTGTATATCTCTGTCCCGTCCGGGAGCACGATGGAGATAACAAAATAGCAGGTGTTTTCGCTGGGGTTTTCAAGAGTTACATACTGCGTGAGCGCCCCGGCCTTAAAGGTGAGCTTGTCATATCCGGGGATTGCTATGGAGCCAACGCCACCCACCGCATACTCCGTGCCGGTGCTGTGGGCCTCAGCGGCCTCCTGGGGCACGTTGCCGGGCGGTTGACCCATCCGGGTGCCCAGGAATACCCCGCCCAGTAAAAGACACACAGACAGGGCCCCAGCGCCCAGCATGGGCAGGTATTTTTTCAACACAATCATCACCTCCTCCATCGCCGTATTGTGGAATTATCAGCCGGGCAAAACTCCGCTTTTCCGGCTTTGGCGTCCACAATTACGGTGGCCTCATAGTGCTTTTGGGGTATGACGAATGAGGGAGCTGCTACATGGAGCTTTTTGCACCTTGAGCACCTGTAACGCTGCAACAAGAGCCAGTATGTATTTCCAGCGTAGTCCACGATATGGCGGCGGCGGGTGTCATAGCCAGATAGTTTTCCACCACACAAGGGGCAAAAGAGGATTTCCCTGGACACAATGCGGTAAACATCCTTTTGGGAATTATACTCAACGGTGTAATCAGTGATGGTAACCATGAGGCCGTTGTCCAGGTGCGGGCCTGCAATTTAGTATTCATCCGGGAAAAGGATAGTGGTGGCACTCCTGTCCCACTCCGTAATAATCCACACCTTTCCGGCGCAGGTGCCATAGCTGCCCATTATCCGCCCACCAGCAATTAAAGCATAATCATTTTGCTCCCTGTCCTCTTTGCACAGCTCACCCCAATCACCAGAGCAATACCGGGAGAGAATAATAGACAGCTCCACCCTAAATAGCAGGCTTTGATTTGCGTACTCCGCCACCCTTTTTGTTGCATATAAGGCTCCAAGTTCCATGACAAGCTCACTCCTCAGCGCTAATTATGGCACGCTATTTGGAGGGCATAAAGGCAAACTGGGTGGGTAAAAGCAAGAAACGGGAGGGCGCTTATGCGCTCTCCCGCTCTAAATATCTGCCCGCAATTTTGGAGCACTCCGCCGCCGTGAGGCCTCCGCCCAGGCGGGCGGCCACAGCTTTCCAGGGCATACCGGCGGCAAAGCGGTATGCAAGAATGAGCTGGACCTGTTCATCCTCAATGGCTGCTATGTAACCCTCCAGCCGGTCCCGCTCCGCTATGCGCCGCTCCAGCAGCTCCTCCACCCATCGCCGGTGCTCTGCCACTACATGGCGCACGCTCTGGCAGTATGCCGCCGGGGCCAAATCAGGGCCCTGGAGCCGTGCCTGGACCTGTTCAATTTCCCGGCTCAGGAGAGGCAACTGGGCCAGCTCCCGCTCTGTCATGCCATGCACCCCTTTTCCCGCATTTGCTCACGCTTGAAAAAAATCCGCTCCACGGCGCTCTCCCCGGTATTCTGAAACGTCTGAACGCCCACCCGCAAATAGTACGGGGTACGCTGTTCAATAAACTGCTCCAGCTCCCTCCTGACCTGGGGACGGCGCAGTTTTACAAAGGCACGGCTTTCCAACCTACGGGCTTGGGGGCCTGTTTCCTCAAGGGTGCGGCCCTGGTAGTATCTGGCCCTTATGACGGCCTCCTCATCGGCCTCAAGTGCCCCCAGGGCCCGCTCAAGGGCGGCGTGGAGCTGTTCCTGGTATTGCTGCTCCTCCACGTTCTGGAGGGCCTGGGCCGCTCTGGGGTCTGGGATGAAGTCCCCGAAAGCACCGCTGCCCTCATCATCCTCTTTGAGCCGGGCGTCCATGCTTTTGGCGCTGTTTAGCGGGTCCCGCTTTGAAGTACGCCAGCCGCCAGTCTCAGCAAAAGCGGATTTAAGGCACAGGGCAAACAAGCCTATGAACTGCATACCCTTTGCAGGGTCATAGCGTTCCACGGCGTCCACAAGGGCAAAATAGCCGCTGTTGTAGAGGTCCCCGTATTCCAGTCCATGTACTGCCGCCCGGTCCCCCATAGCGATGAGGAGCCGGTTGGCACGGCTGGCCACAAAGCGCTCTACCCGGTCCCACAGCTCCGGGAGCCTGTCCCGCTCCCCGGCTTGTATCAACGCCACAAGCTCCTCATTTGTCATGGTGCAAGCCTCCTTTTTCCACTGGAAAAATCACGTCCTTTAGCGTGGCCCCGCATACGTTCATACCCTTGCCGCTAAAAGCCCGTCAGGGGGCCTTAAAATGGACGCCGGGGCTATTCCTCAGCTATCAGCCCGGAGAGGTCCTGCCCGCTGGGGAGCATGGCATTGAGGAGAGACTGGGCGGTGGGGTCAGCCGCCTCAGCCTCCACAATGCCGGGGGTGTTGCTGATGACCTCCACGGCCTCCAGGAACGTAATGGAGCGGCGCTCCCCGTTTTCCCAGGTCAGCACCACCGGGGGAGCGTCCGGCCCTATCCTCTCCCGGATGCGGGCAATACGCCGGTCAAAGCTGTTCATTGTTTATTGCGCACCTCCTCCACCAGCCGCTCCAGCTCATCCAGCTTGGTTTGCTGCTCATCCACCCGGATGGCGTTGAGGCTGATACTGCAAGCATACATGATGGCGTTGGCCGTTTTGGGGTCAAGCTCATCATTCAGCAGCATATTGGCAATACGGTTGAGCGATTGCCGGATGTCCCTGGAACTGCTCAAGCGCAAACGTTTCTTTCCGGGCATGGTAATCACCTCCGATTTATCGCCCCGGTTAAATGCTGCCCAGGGGGAGGGGCAAGCCCCACCCCTTGAGCCATAAGGGTTTGCAAGGAATTTAGTGGGCCAGCTTTGCGGGCTTGGACGGCCACAATAGGCAGTGTAGCGGTTTAGGAGTGTACCCCCTCAGCGGCGGTGACCAGGGCCTCAGTAAAGCCATCAGTGAGCTCCCGGATAACCCCGTCAATATCCGTGGTGCCCTCGATTTTGTTGGTCATCCCGGTGAGGTCAATCTTGACCTCTGCCGTAGTAAAGCGGTTGATAGCGTCCCGCTCCGCAATGTCCCGCAGGTATTCCAGCTCCTCACCGCTGATTTCCAGGGATTTTGCCATACTGCCGGTGTTACCGGCAATGTCGGACACATCACCGCCCAGGCCGTCCATGGCAAAGCTGTCCGTGCCGGGAGGATAAGCCCCGC